CTGTGGTTGCATCCAGTGGCTTTGTTATGCTCAGTTGGTGGAAATCTTCAAATATCGCTTGCGTCATAAGCCGCTTATGATAGCTTGCCAGCCTATGAAAGACGAAATCAAATCCATCCTCGAAGAAACCCCAAGCTATGACGCTGAGCTAAATCTCAGCGCTGACGAAATCGGGCAAGTGCTCAATGAACTGATCGAGAAACTTGAAGCCCTTTGTGAATGAAGAAGGAACTCAAAAAATACCTTGCGGAGATCGGAGCCAAGGGCGGCAAGGCGAGCCGCCGCAAGATCACACCGGAACAGCAGGCCGCGATGCAGGAAGCTCGAAAAGCCGCAAAGCTTCGCGAGGAGCAGAACAAGTGAATCACCGACAGGACTGTTGTAATATCACGACATGCGAGCAAAAACCGACTATTGCGGCCGGTTTCCGATGAACTCAATCTTGAATCGGACGCTCATGCTTGGAAGCGCCGTTGTCACCTGTTTCTGACCAGCGTCCTGCTGGCGCGTCACGCGCTCTCCGGGTGCTGATGTTTGCGTCTGTGAACCGGTCCGCTCCTGAGTTTGAAGCTGCGTTGACCGGTCCGACATGGAGCCTTCCTCTTCGGTGATCGTGCTCATTCTTCTGTAACGGTTGTGGTTGACCCGTGAATCTTGTCGCCACCGTTCTGGGTGTTTGCCTCCATGGAATCCGTAGATTCAGAGGTTTGGACAGTCGGAGCCTCGGTTACGGTCGAGATCGTTTCGCCGTTCGGAGTGGTTGTGACCGTCTGCAACACGACACTGCCGTCCGCGAGAGCAACCTCTCCGGAAACCTCAAGTTCCCGGAGCCGATAGCATCCGTCAAGCGCCTCAGTGATTGCCGTCATGGCGGCCTTGATGAACTCTGGAAGTTGGGCTGTCGTGATCATCAGTATCCAAGTCGGGTTCCGACGCGCCCGTTTCCGGTCGTGCGGTATTGTGGTAGATCCGAGAGCGCTTTCATTGCCGCCTGCGCAGCGGTCATGAATGCCGTGATCCGGTCAGTCTTGACCAGTGGATGAGTGATCATGTGGGGCCCGCACAGTGGGAGCACGATGCGCAACAGGTGATCCTCCGGAATTGGAAGCGTGATCGTTGCGGGCGCGCCGGCGAGATGCTTCAGGCGAATGCGCGGCGAGAAATAAGAGCACCAAACGCTGATCGAATAGACGGCATTCGGTGTCGGCCACAATTGCAGGAGTGGTGCCGGCGGGTCGTTCCCGGCATTTGACCCGGGCGGATCGTTTGAGGCATCGGACCAAACCGGAGCCGTGGAATTGTTAATTACCCGGAAATGCGTCGGCCGGCCCTGCGCTGCTCCGCCGTCATCCGGGTCATTCTTCATATCCTGGAGTGGAACCCACAACTCATTGGACGATGCGCGGAGCCAAGGCTCCCGCTGGAACAGTTGGAAGTGAGTCGGCAGCGCGACAGTCGCCGTTCCGGCGACGGTGGAAAGCGGATCCTCTCCCTGCGGGGTCGTCACCCATGCAGGCGCTCCGGACCAGTAATCCGCAATCCCGTTGCTCAGGGCATCAGCGAACAGCGTCACGTCGGTTACGGACAGCTTTGTCGGATCAGCCTCCGTCAGAAACATCGGCGCCGCTCTGAGTGCGAGGTTTAGGGCGTTCATGCGGCGGCGGTCCTGGGTTGTTGGATGTCGGCAAGTCCAAGAATAGAAAGCGTCTCGGTGTATCGGGCCTTGATCGACTCAACGAGCGATGTGTTCGCGTGATCGAAGGAACTGGTCGAGAGTGCGGCATACCGGCAGAGCGGCATGATCCACGATTCCACGAACGCGGCCTGCACGTCGAATGCTGCGCCGTTGGTAAGGTCGGCAGCGGTCACCGGTTCCGGCCGCGGAATGTAGTGGACGGTTACGTATTCGCTGGCTGATGTATTGGCAGGAGGGAACACCTTGATTGCCGGCATTCCTGAATACTGAAACACTTCGTAGAAATACGGGACATCGTCGGTGGACGATGAATCTTCGTGCCACATTACAAGACTCCCCTCGGATGGATCCGAGTCATCCAAACTGATTTTGTTCATACTCCCCGGTGAAATTGGGGACGGGCGCAAAATAAACGTTCCGATGCCCGCGCTGTATGTGACTTTTAAGATTGATAGGACAGAATACGCATTTGAAACCCCGTAATTTTGAGCGGCTTGCGAAACGTTGATGTCTGGGAGCATTGCGCCTGATCCATCAATATCTGAATCTGATGGACCATTCATTTCGTATACCTGCCGCTGCGGGTTCGTCGCCACACCCTTCACCCGGTCCGACAGGTAAAACTGTTGGAGGCCGGTATTCACCGCCATGACGGCATCGTTGAGAATGCACTCGTTCGTTGTGTTGCAGCATCCGAACAGGTGCAAAATGTCCTCGATGGCGGCCCCGATCAAGGCGGCCCCCGGATGTGTGACGTTGACCTTGCTGACTTTGAGCGTCGCGCTCGCCGAAAGTTCCAGCGTCCCGATTGCCGGGAAGATTGAAACCCTCGAAACGGCAAGCGAAGCGGTCGCAGAAAGAGAAAGCGCCCCAGGCGAAACAGAAGGCGACAACGTCACTGACGCGACCGCCAAAGCGGCGGTCGCGACCAGTTCAAACGTCGTTCCGGTTGTCGGGACGGTGGCCATCTCAGTTCAGGCTGATCGACAACGCCCCGGCGGGGATTGTGACAGTGTCGCCGTTGGCTACGGTGAATTCTTTCGCGATGAACGCGATGAAGTCGGAACTCCCGGAATTCGTCGCGTGCTTGTAGATGGCAATCCCCTTGATCGCTCCCCATGCCACTCCGGCGGTCCCCCAACTGATGGCCGCGCCATTCACAATCGTGGGAGTGCCCAGCGTGGAGTTCGGGAAATTGGTCGTGTTGTTCGCGACGGTCACGCGGGCATACGAACCGCCGCTGGCTTCCACCCCACCGGCTCCGTTGTCGGTTGGTGCCGTCGTCATCAGGGCAAAATAGTAATTCGAAGGTGGCGTGAAAGCCGCCCCGGTTGAACCAAAGTGGAGGTTCAACATCGTTTGCAGTTGGTAGTCTGACAGTCCGGCCATAAAAATGAGATGTAGAGGATGGAAAAAGCCGGGCCGCCCGGCGGAATTCACCGGGCGGCCCGTGTCGGTCAGGTGACTTCGGGCAGATTCAGGTGCGGATAACTGAGCGCGCACAGGATCACCACGACTCCAGGAGTGTCGCCGGAGTTGTTGACGAACGGTTCCTGTCCGAATGTCCAGCCGCTGTATTGCAGCTTGCCGGAGAGACCGCCTTCAACCTGGTCGTTGAACAGTTCACCCCAACGATTGCCGCGGATGAAACCGATCGCATCGGCGCCGAGGCCGGGAACCGCTCCAATCGGCGTGCCCTTGGCATTGCACGGAATGATCGAAGCGCCCTTCTGGTATTCCTGGGTGAATCGTCCGGCAAACAAGCCGGCCGCCGTGACGCTGTCGCCGATGGTGGTCACGTTGGAACCGGTCGTTGAAGCGGTCGTCAGGCGCTCCACGATTGTCAGCGTATTCGCGCCGGTGCCGACGGTGTACTTGATCATGCCGACTTTGCCCGGGTCGGTGGCAGCCGACGGAGGATTCACGATCAGCGCGTAATACGGACCGCTTCCCCAGACGCTCGATGCGAGCGCCAGCGTGTTAGCTTCATCCCACGGGAATGGGTAGCCCGGGAACGTCTCGAACCACGGCGTGTCTGTGATCGACGCGTTGTAGAGGTTGCCGCCGCCGCGAATCGGGGCCGCCGAGTAGTCGCCACCAGCCGAATAGGCATTAGCGGCACCGAGGAGCGCATACGGGGCCCAGCATGTTCCCGCGGACAATTGACCCTGAGGGATGGCGCGGTCGCGAGTGACGATGGTATGACCATCAACCATATCGACGGTTCCCCTGAACATTCCGTTTTCCGCACCGCGGACACCGGCTGTCGTCACGCGGTCTTTGTAATCCGGGTCGTCTTTCAGCGCGACGACAGCCGGCGAGACCAGCTGGAACATCAGGTTGTAAATCGGGCGCCCGTTGGCTTCGCGTCCGGACATGAACGGCCGGCCGCCGAGGAGCTTCATGAACTCACCGGCATTCCGGATGATCGACCACGACGGCGTATCGGCGCTGAGAAGAGTGGCGACGGTTTTGCCGTTGGCGACAATCCGGGAGCTGGATCCGGACTTGTGCATGATCGTCATGTCCGTTTGCCGCTCCAGATACTGAGCGCCCCACGAACCGATTTGACCGGGAATGCCTTCAGCGATGGACACGCCGACCATTTCTTCGGCATGCGGGTCAATGCCGGTCGCCTGCTTGACGAGATCGAGCGTGATCGACTGCGCGGCCATCGGGACAGTGCCGAAATCACTGGTGGCAGCAAAGCGCTGACCGCCCTTCTTGCCGGGGCCGCCGAGTTGGCCTTCGATGCGAAGCGTGACTTTGCTCCCGCCGGCAGAACCGGGCCGCGGGATGTAGCGGATTGGGGCGTTGATGCCCGGTTTCATGAACGGACCCCAGAAGTTTTCGTTCCGGGTCGCCTTTCGGCTTTGGGCAATCCACAATTCAATTGCGGCTACCGATCCGGCGGCGCCGTTGGCGTAGTTCGCGCTCGCGTCGAGGTTGTACCTCGACATCGGCTGGAACAGGATTTGATTGTTCGGGCTGGGTTGGCTGGGCATGGTGTTTTGGCGGATGCGCCAGCCCAGGGCCTCGGTTGCGCTCCGCTATCCGCGGACGCAGTGAACCAATAGCCGTTGGAAACTGGCTGGTTTGGTTCGGGTTCGACTCCTGTCCGGAGTCAGGGAGTACGCGTCTGTCAGCCCACGATGATTCGTGGCCTCCAAGACGCGTGCGGATCGTATTGATCCGCCCTCCAGTCCGCTTGCTCCATTTGGTCAGCGGTCATCGGCCGCGCCGCTGTGGGCGCGCCGTTTCCGGCAAATGCCGGGGGATTGAACACTGCCACGGGAGGTTGTTGAACCTGGGGGGCAGGTGATGGCGCGTAGCCCGTGCGGGCGAGCACCACTTGAAGTAGATGACGTTGCCAGTCCGGAGACTGCATTCTCGGGTCGCCGGCAGCTACCAAGTCAGAATAAACCTGATTCCTCGCCTGCACGAACTGGCTGGCGGGATCGCTGCTGGCCCACTCGGGAATATGCGCGGAAATTTGCGCCGTTTGCTGGCGCTGATACTCAAGAGCGGCTTGCGCGGCAGAATCAGCCTGCGCAGCGGCGCGACTCACAGCCGATTGTTCGGCGAGAGCGACGCGAGTGCCGGCCCCAGAGAGCGCGGCAATCGCCGCCGCTTCTCTGGCGCTCAAATCAGTGGTCCATGGTTCGTCCGCTTTCAGGCGGGCGACTTCGGCAAATTCTGCCTGAGCGGCTACGAGCGCGGCCTTTGCGGCGGCAACTTCGCCATCCTCCACCGGAGCGGCGGGAGGTGGTGTTTGCGGCTCAGGAGTCTGAACGGGCGGCGCGGCTTCCGGAATTTGCACCGGGGGAACCGGAGCGACCGGTGTAACCGGAAACGGAATTTGCGCTTGAGGCACAGCCGGAATCACAGGGGCCGCTGCGGCCACGGGGGCTGGCGGGAAAATCAGATCCAGAATCCCAACGCCTTGCGCTTTGGCGGTTTGGATCAAACTCGCTTCCTCCGGATTTGTCGGCCGATACCTCATCACCGGCAATCCTGCCGGGGGAGGCTGAACTGCGGCCGGCTCCGGTTGCTGCGGAGGCGGTTGCGGCTGTTGCACAGGCTGACCTTGTCCGAAGAACGCTCGCGTCATTGCCGCGAGTTGGTCGTCTGGAACGTCATCTACATCGGGTTCCCGCGAAACCCCCGGCGTTTCCTCGACGGCATGGGCAGGGGGAATCGAAACTTGCGGGATGGTCGATTCGGTGTGCTGCTGATCGCCTGTCGGTGGAAACATGGTCGCAATTATTTCCCGAGTGTGTCAACTTGTCAACCTTTTGGTTTAGTGCTTCTATTTGGATTCAGTGCCGTTTTGACTCATGCCGCTCGACGAACCGTTCTTCAAATCCACGCCCGGGCCGCGTATGCCCGGCGACTCCGGGTTTGATGAGCGACTGCGCGCATCGGCATCCGACGCCAGCAGCGCGATTCGGTCTCTCCAGGATTTCCTGCGGCGGTACAAGGACACCGACATCAAAACGGCCGATGGCAAGATCGTAACTGTGCTGGCAAGGCGAAACCGCACCTCCGAGCATGCCGTGACCGATTACTTTTCGGTTTCAGACATCAGCACGGCGGACCAGGCCAAGGTGCGCGTTGCTGCCGGCATCATTCGCGCACCGGATATTTCCGGGTGCGACTCCGATCCGCCAACCATCGGCGCCATTCTCAAGGAATACCCCGTCGCCGGTGTGGATTTGGACGTTTCCGACGGCTCCCGCATTTACGTAAAAATTACGACTGAATCGGGATCTTCCTTCACGGTGACACTGACGGCAGAATCCGATGATTACGTGTCGGTGGAGACCGAGGAAACCGTCAAGGTGTTCACCGGCACATCGGGGGAAATTGTCGCGCTGACATCTGCACCCACTCCAAGCGCATTGCTATCGTATGCGCTGATTGCTGTCGTCAGCGTCACGAACGGATCGGTCCGTTTCACCGAGGAACACCCCGGCGCCATCACGGTTCCGGCAGTCATCATTCCGCGCCCGACATCCCTGACGGCAACTTCCGCCATCGGCGGGGCGAACTACTGGACCTGTGTCGATGGCACACCAACCGAAGCCTCATTCCTTGTCCCTGCATGAGCACACGCCTGATCACTCCAATCAACATCGGGGACTACGGCGGAGAACCGGATTACCGGTGCTGCCAGTCGGCCGCCACGTCCTACGTGTCAGGTTTTCCCATCGCTGAGTCCGGAGACCTTGCCACTCGCGACCGCCATGGATTCCAGACCGGTGACGAAGTGATTCTCGAAAGCCTCACTGGAGGCGCCGGCCTGTCCGCTTCGACGCACTATTACGTCTACGTGGTCAGCAGTTCGGAGTTCAAGTTGTGCTCATCTTTCGCGAATGCTCAGGCAGGAACGGCGGTCAACGTGACCACCAACGCGACAAACGTCACTCTCAGCCGCGTCGTTTCCAATCCTCACTACGGTATCACCTCCCGCCGGTTTGACTCAGCGAACACGACGCCGACCGAAACGACGGCAAGCGGATCCAGTCCGCTCGAAATCAGCCTGAACACATCCCAGACAACCGCAGGGACTCAGTTTAGTTCAACCGTTCGCTTCGGCGTGTGCTGCGCCTACGACATCACGCTCGACTTGTCCGGATGGCTGAGGGCCACGGTCAGCGGGCTCGACTCCATCGAAATCCTGCAAAATGGAGTGCAGGTCTATTACAAGGAGTCCGACGCTACCGAAGGGCATGATTGGTGGCGTGATAACATGGGCGTTGACCCGGTCACCAATCCCCATGCCACCTATCCGTTCACCGATTCGGTCACGATCATCATGGATCAACAGGCCTGCGGTGACGTGATCGAAATCCGATGCCTGTCAAACTCCGTTCACGCCACCGAAGCCGAAGGTTCCGGCTTCTCGATTGGCTGGACGATAACCGTTCCTCCGCTGTAAATGGAATCTCTCAATCCCGCCGAAAACATCGTCCGCGCCATGCCGAACACCCCTGCTCCGGACGGGGATCGTCCATTGGCGCCATTCACCACCAATTACGACCTTACCAGATCGCAGGAAGATGCCGCGATGTCGCTTCTCACGCGTTGGGAAACCACTCTCAAGGCTGCCTCCGGATGGGATCAGACCAACAACCCGGAATACCTGTATGACGGGAATGGTTCCGACCCGCTGTTGATCGAAGGAAAGCGCCAGCGCCCGCATTTCGTAAAGCGGGCTTTCTTTACCGCCATGGCGGAAAACGAATGGGGATGGCGCCGCTGGCTGTATCCGGAATCTATCTTCCAGAAAAGCAACCTGTCGGCGCCGCTGGCCCGGAGAGTGTCTCGAGCCATGGCGGCGAAAGCCATTGAGTTTTTCTTCGCCTCAAGACCCTACTTTTACTGCACGCCGGTCGGACCATCGGATGACGGAATTGCCGAGGCGGTTCAAAAGGTGGCCGAAAACCGGCTCGAGGCCTGCAAGGGAACCGCTGCGCTGCGGGACGCCATTCAGACGGCGTTCGATCTCGGAGAGACCGTCATCAAGGTAACCCATCGCCGGAAGCAGGAGCTGTATCGGAAAAAGGGCATTGTGCTGGTCGATCCATCCGGGAATCCGGTTCTCCAAAAAAACGGCGACTACATTTCTGATGATCAGTTTGTCGTCGTGGATGGCGTGAAGGCGTATCCCGATGGCACCGTCATTCCGGACGGGTCGCAATTTGCCAGCGGAAAATGGGCTCGCGTGGCCACTCATTATTCAGGGCCCGACATTTCCGAAATCGAACCGCGGTGCATCCTTGCCCCGCTCGATGCGCCAACGCTCGACGATGCCGAATGCGTGCTGCACATGTACGAAGTGACCGCGACGGACCTCGCGGCGATGTTTACGGATTCCTCGACGGGAGCCCAGGTAGTTCAGGCCATCGACCTCTTGCGAGGGATCGGCGGGGAACCGCGGGTCGGAGCCGTTGACCCGATGGCGCCGGACATCAACGGGGCCGTCAAATCGACCAAGGTGAAGGTTCAAGAATTCTGGGTGCGCATGGACGCCGACCACGACGGCATTGCCGAAGACGTGTGTTTTGTCCGCGTCGACCTGAACGACGGCGGATCATGGCGGCCGCTGTTCTACGACTACACCGCCAACGTCACCGCTACCGGGAAAAGGCCGTTTTCAGTCATCCGACCGGTCCGCAGGCGTGGGTCATGGACGGGTATCGGCGCCATGGAGCTTTTTGAGAAGCATCAGGAGACCGTCGATCTCATGCTGAACCGGTGGAGCTTTGCTACGTCAACCAGCGGTGTTCTCACGATCTTCGACCCATCGGCATTCACTCAAACCGATGGCCTCGACAACGCGGAACTGGCCTTGAACGACGGGAAATACCTGACGCTAAAATCAGGGAAGAACATCGAGGCGTCGTTGAAGCGCATCTACATGGAAGACAACATCGGACCCGAATGGAGGGCGATCATGGAGTTTTTCCTCCAACTGGCCATGAACGAGTCCGGAGTTCAACACGCCAACGACGGCGGAATTGCCGGCCTCAAGAGCACCGAACTTGCCACCGGTATCCGGGACGTTCGCGCAGCGGGCGACCAACTCTTTGGCGTGTTCGTTGCCTCGTTGGAAGATGGCGTCAGTTCAGTCATCGACCAGTTCGTTCACACGCTTTTTGCCAAGGTGGACGATACCATTGTTGCCCGCATCACGGAAGATGAAGGCATCACGCGGGAATGGCAGGTCAGCAAAGAACAGGTGCAGGGCCTGACATTCGACGTTCGTGTCACGCTCTCGCGTTATCACACGGCGCACCTGATGGAGTCGGTGAACGCCGTTCTGCCGCAGTGCATGAACTACTTCAACCTCCCGCCTCAGATCCAAGTCAGGCTTGAGCCGCTGATGCTCCAACTGCTCAAGGCGGCTCAGATCGACAACGCGAGAGCCATCGCAAAGCCGATCATGCCGGTTGATCCGGTCGCGCTGGTAGCGGCCTCCGAATTTGCGCTGAGACTGCCGGAAGAAATCGCCACCGGAATTGCTCCGCTCATCCAACTGGCTCAGTCCGTGTTGCCGCAAGAACCAACCACGCCAGCAGCATGAGCGGAGACGAGGAACATCAGTGGAGAATGCTCGCCATGGCGGAAGGGTTCCGAGGGGTGTTTTTTGCCATGATCGACAGCAAAATCACCCAGATCGAACAGGAGATACTCGAAACCTGCCCGCCGGAAAAACTTCTCGAGATGCGAGCCCAGCGCCTCGCTCTCCGAGGCATCAAATCGGATGCTGAGGAGAGAATCAAACGGGCAACAACACCCAGCAGAAAGTGAAACCAACCATACTCATCATCGCGCCGGAAATCGACGCTCCAGCATCCACTTGGATTAACAACCACGCGCCAAACTTCCTGAAACACGGGCACGAAATCGTGGCCACCATGTCGCCGACGCCTGAACTCCTTCGGGCATCTGCCGTCGTGCTGCTTCCGAACGCGAATCACTATTTCGCCATCGCCGGCCACAGTGTCAAAAATGTCGTCTTCCTCGACAGCGGGCTCGACTCCCGCGATTTCGTCCCAGGGGGAAGTTCCGTCCAGCGGACCATCGGAATCTTCGATGAACTGATCGTCACCGTCCTTGCTGCGGCTCGCAGTGAACGGGCCGCCGCGGAAGCGCTGCGCGAGGAAGCCTCTCGGATGGCAGCCGCGCCAGCGGTGCCGCCCGCGCTGCCTCATGTTGAGGTGGAAGGCGAGCCATTGACCGCAGAAAAGGCGGCGGAAATTGAATATGAATCCGGCCGCCAAACCGCCCTGGCCGGAAATCGATTGCCAGACCTCGCCACCGATGCCGCGAAAGCTGGATTCAAATCGGTTGCGGATGAAACCCAGGAAGCGCCGAAAGACGCTCCTGCTGAAGAGAAATCAGAGCCCGGCAGTCAGAACGTTCCCGAAACGCCCGCTCCTGCGCCTCGCCGGCGCCGCACACCTGAGGAAATCAAAGCCGCCCTGGCTGCACAGTGACCGAGGCCCTCGATTCCATCGAAAACGGCGTCATGCGGGAGTCGGTTGCCGCATGGTTCGAAACGCATGGCGCCGTTGCCCAGAAATACCCTGCCATCACGATCCGCCGGCCAAACCTGAAGGCCAACCGGCTTCAGCGCATCATTTCGGAAATCATCAAATGGTGCGAAGCCAACGGAATCCCGACCCGCATCATCGGGCTCAAGGCTCGTCAGGTCGGCCTTTCGACGTTCTCGATGGCCGGTGCATATCACGCGTGCCGAAAGCAGGCGACTCGATTCCTGCTCATTGGGGACGAATACGAAAAGTCCGTCGCGAACTTGGAGTCGATGTTCTGGCTGTATGCCGCCGAGGATCAATTCGCATGGGGAAACGAGCACCACAAACCATCCGGCACCTTCACGAACGGGTCAAAGTTCGTCACCGACACGGCCAACGACAACCGCGCCGGTGCGTCGGGAACGTATCAGTTCGTCGTCGCGACAGAAGTCGCGCACTGGAAGACGACTCGCACGATCCAGGCGGAGAAGGTATTTCAGGGGTTCATGTCCTGCGTTCCGGATGTTCCCGGGACCGTCGTCATCATTGAGAGCACGGCGAACGGCGAAGGCAATCTCTACCACCAGACATACAAGGGGGCCATCACGTTTGAAGATTTGAAGGCCGGCCGGATCCCGCCGGGATGGAACGGATTTATCAAGGTGTTCTACGCATGGCACGAACACCCGGATTACACGTCCGAAGTGACCGAAGAGGAATCGCGCCTGCTTCTCGCAACGCTTTCGGAGCGCGAGAAGGAGCTGATGAAGCTGTTCCCGAAAACGATGACTCTCGGCCGCATCAAATGGCGGCGGAAGAAAATCGCGGGTGTCGATTTCCGAGGGAATGAAACGAAGTTCGAGGAAGAATACCCGTCTGATGAGGATTCCGCGTTCCTCGTCACCGGCGGCCGGGTGTTCGATCAGCGCCGGCTGAAGCTGGCCGCGGAACTGGCGGCATCCGCCCCGGTCACTTTCGGATGCCTCGACATGCAGGGCAATGTGCGCGGGGAGTATGTGGCGTTCCGTTCCGCCCCCGAGGCGGATTCATGGCTCAAGGTCTGGGAGAAACCGGAGCCGGGCATGCGCTACCTGATCACCGTCGATCCAATGACGGGCCGCGCCGTTGGCGATGATCCGGACAATCACAGCATTCTGGTCCTGCGGATGGGATTTTACGACATGCATGGCCGCTGGCGTCCAACAAGGCTGGTTGCCCGGGCAACTGACTGCGGAGAGGAAATGTCACTGCGCCTACGGAAAGGGAAGTATCTCGCTGCATGCCGATGGGCCCTCGACGTGATGCACCCGCGGGTTGCAATGCTGTCGAAATGGTATGGCGGCTGTATCGTGTGCCCGGAGGTCAACAAAGATCCCGGGCTGACCCCGCTTCTTGTCGCCGATGGCGTCCCGGTTTACCGGCAGCAGAAGTACAATCGAGTTGAGGATAAGGACGTGGAGTTCTGGGGATGGGAAACGACGACAGAGAACCGGGATTTCATGATCAACACGCTTCACCGGATGATCCGAAACATGGACGTGGAGGGCGATGGCATCCAGATTGAGGATGAAGTCGTGATTCAAGAGTGCCGGGTATTCGTGCGGCTCAAGGACGGCAGAACCGAAGCGATGGGCGGATGGCACGATGACCAGGTGCTGGGCTTGTCCATCGGTGTATCGTGCGAAGCCCAGGCGACCCTGATGCGCGAGACATACATTCAGCGGACGGACGAACTGACCGAGATTGAGCGCCGCAGAATGGGACATCGGCGCCGGGATTCGACGTTTGCTTGAACTTCGCTCAGGCCGCG